CGTTTAGGTACTCTCAAATTTAATCCATTAGTAGCAGAATTTGGCAATAATATTTCAACTGGTAATATTGGGTATACAGTCTACGCTTGGTGTGAAGATGTAGAATTACGTGTACCTACAAATGATCTCTCATCACAAGGTTCTGAAGGTGATGAATATGAGTCGGTAGCAAATGATGGGATTATATCCCGTCCGGCAAATACTATTTCTAGTATAGCAGGTTTGTTAACAAACGTTCCCTTTATAGGACCTTTTGCGAAAGCAACGGAAATAGCAGCTAGTGGAATAGCCAAAATTGCAAAAATCTTTGGATATGCAAGACCAGCAGATATTGCTGGCGTTAGTAGAATGAGACGCGAACCAATAGGAACAATAGCTTGGACAGAAGGTGTTGACGAAAGTGTTAAATTAACATTAGATCCAAAACAAGAGTTGACGATAGATCCCCGAACTGTTGGGTTAAATGTTGGAGATGAATTAACTATCGCGTCGATAGCTGAAAAATATACTATCTTTTCTGGGACTAATTGGTTTACAAATAATGATCCTGATGACGTGCTTTTTACTGCTGGAGTGCATCCAGCCGTAGCACATTTAGATGATATAACAGTTTTAACCGTTACTCCTACTGCTATTTGTACAGCAAGTTCTCCTTTTAGGTATTGGTCTGGAACCATTATCTATAAGATAGAAGTAATAGCGAATAAGTTCGCTCGTGGTAGGTTATTAATTACATGGGATCCACTTAAAAGGACAAATGCTCATACCCCTAATGCAACTAACGTTATGTACTCTCAGATTATAGACATAGCTGAAAAGCGGACGTTTGAATTTTCAGTTCCCTGGGCTATGCCAGATGCATATCGTTTCGTATATGATTTAAAATCACCCATGTTGCACGATGATCCCATTAAGGGGGCATGCTCAATATGTAATAGTGATATTAATGATTACTGTAATGGAGTTTTTGCAGTTTCAGTATTAAATCAGCTATCTATGCCAGGTGATGGTACCCTTGAAGGCGTATCTATATACTTTTCTATTAAAGCTGGCAAAGATTTTGAAGTTAGGGCACCATATGGGGGAAATATCCAAGAATTAAGTTACTTTGGAGCTCCTGTTGCCGAAGGTTCAGAGGGTGAGCCTACCAAAACAATTGGGGACACTGAGAATGTCATAGGTGTTCCCCCGACCCCGATTATACCTGATGCGCCAAATGTCTTAGACTTGAAGTCGAAAGTATTTTTCGGTGATCCTGTAGTATCTTTTAGATCACTACTTAAAAGGTATAATTTTAATATGACGCATTGGCAAGCAATTACTTTTACTAATAATTACGATGTTAATTTACAAATTTGGGATTTACCAAATTTTCCAGCTTTTGGTGGATATGACCCTGAAGGTTTATTCACCGATGGCACAGATCCTTATACTCCAGCTTTTATGACGTTACTTCATTGGTTAACTCCATGTTATGTCGGTTATCGTGGTGGTATCCGACATAAATACGTCAGTAGTGATATGGGAAAGAGTGGATCTATCACCAATATCCAAATCAATAGAGATGCTTCTATTGGAACAGCTGCATATAGAGATCTTTTAGGTATAAATTCAGGAATTGCTAATGTATCTAATTATTCTACCTCATCACAACTATATAATGGGAATATGTTGGATGGTGGTCATGTTGTTAGTTTCGGACAACAGAAAAATTTGGGAATTGAATTCCCATTTTATTCAAAACGTAGGTTTCACTTAGGTAGAAGACTACAACGGAACACTACATCTGGTACCGATGAACATGCGTACCATAGACTGCGTTTTTTAAATTTTAAGAACGTAGCAGCATCGGAGGTAACTCGTTTCGAGTTGATGGCTTTTGATAATTATATTGCTGTCGGAGAAGATTTTAATCTTTTCTTTTACACGTACCAACCAGTTTTATTCTGGTTACCATTTCCAGGTACGATTGTCCCTCCTTAGATATTATTGTAACG